ATGAGTTTAAATATGTATTTGGGAGAAGTACAGAACCAAACTCAGAGCATGAACGCTGTATGTACCGCTACCATTCAAGGTATGGAACAAGCCATTCAGTCGATTGACGCTTTTGCAATTGACACTGTTCTACAAGGACAAACATATAGCAGCGCAAAATCATTTTTTGTACAAACCTTTCGTCCTTTAGCACAAGGAATTATTTACTTATGTGAAGAATTAATCCGCCAAAATAATGCCTTTCCAAGTCAATTTCAATCACAGGTAGCTTCAACAGATGTTATTGAACAAGAAATATTAGAACAAATTCGAGAAATTGACCGAATGAAGGCAAGTATGGAAGCCATCAGTCAAGCTATGCCAATCCCAGGTATGGAAGCTATGGCGAATCTTTTTACTGTCATGAGACACAAACTTCAAGAAAAGTTAAATCACCTATATGAATTTAATCAAATGTCTAGCAATAACTATGCTACAGCGCTTCAACTAGCTGCGAGTATCGCACAAGGTCTTGCAGAAGTGCAAGGTGGCAAAGGGTTTAGTCCTGCAAGCGGAACGTTTAGTACGCAAGGATTGAATATGGAGTGGGCTACTTCTATCAAAGCTATTATAGAAAGGGGTTCCCGAAAAGCTGACCCTTTAATTAAAGATGGAGAAATGTGTGGTAAGTTAGAAGAGCCTTTTCCAATTAGAAAGGTTTGGAACGATAAAGTAGACGATGTAGTTAAAATGTTCGAAACAGTAAAAAAGATGTGGAATGGTACTGTAATCGGAACAGGGAAAGCTGTTGAAGATGAAATCAAATCCATAGAAACTTTAAGTAATATGGATATAGGAACTTTTATTCATGTTACTTATGCAATTTTACATTTGGATGAAACAACAAAAAATATGTGGTATACACTTTCAAATTCTGTGAAACGAGATTTGATAAATGGAGATGCAGAAAGCCGTACACAATGGACTACTTATGGGTTAACACAAATAGGCATTGGTCTAATTGCCGATAAAGGGCTAGGTAGAGTAGGCCTGGTCACAAAAGGAGCAGGAGGAGCAAGTACATTATCTAAAGGATTAACGTTAATAAAAGAATTGAGATCAGCAGCTGATATTTTACAATCTTTTAAGAAAGATGTTTCTTTTGCCTTCTCTGGTGGGAATATCATAACCAAGATACCTCAAAGCGAACTAAAACAAGCTTATTATAATTTTGCAAAGACAATAGATGGTAATGCTAGAAAACAACCAGGAATTGCAAGTGGTGGTGAAAATCTATCTAATCCACGCAAGTCAATGAGAGGTTCAAGTGGTAATATAGGATTAGTACCTAAAGATGTTGCGGATAGCTTAAGAGGTAGAGAATTTAGTAATTTTGATGCATTTAGAAAAGCTTTCTGGGAAGAATATTCAAAGTCAAGTTATGCAAATGAGTTTAGTAAAGCTAACATTAAGAGAATGAGTAGCGGGTTAGCGCCAAAAGCGCCAAAATCACAGCACTATAAAAAACAAACAAGTTATGTTTTACATCATAGGAATCCTATTCACAATGGAGGTGGCGTTTACGATTTAAATAATATAGTAATATCTTCTCCAAGAATGCATCAAGAAATTTTAAGTAAGGGATTCCATTTTAATAAATAAGGAGTGAAATGTATGTTAAAAAAATTAACAAGAGAAGAACTGATAGATCTAGTAAGTAAAATTGTAGACTGTGAGGGAGCTGAAGAAGAGATTGATGAAATGATAGAAGTTGTAGAAAAAAATGTTCCACATCCAGAAGTAAGTGATCTAATATATTGGAATGATGAGGATCTTACTCCAGAACAAATAGTAGATATAGCACTAGCTTATAAACCAATACAGCTTTAGAATTTTTAATAAAATCTTATTCTTACTACATAAATAACAATAAAGTGAATGCTTTTTTAGATAAAACTTAGAAGATTTATAAATTCAGCAAAAAAAGAGGCAGAACTCGCACTTGAGTCCCGCCTCCTTTTTGCATTCCCTTATCTCACATACACATAGGCTTCATTTGCAGTTACATAGTATGTTTTTTCTTTGCTATTGTGTACCTTATATTGTGGTGAACCATTAACACTTACTTTTGCATCGATTATAAATCCCTCACCTGAATTTACCGTACCAGCAACATCTCTATCTTGCCAAGATGGAGTATTATAGAAACGTAGGCTGTCCACTATAGAAACAACACGTTTTCCTGTAATTGAGCTTACTGCCTCCTTCTTCTCGAATCTAATGTAAGAAGGAGTATTATATACCCACTGATCTCCACCAAGATTTAACCATCCGTCTTTTTCACCCCATACTTGGTATGCTTCTGGTTTATTCAGCTGACGAATGACAGAATAGTTTGTACCTGCTCCTTTTCGTAAATTCACATTGTAACCTAAAATATGTGCAATTCCTTCTATATTTGAAGTCGGTTCCCCTGACTGAGAGGGCTTGTCTGGAACAGAAGCCTCACCACTATTGTATGTTCGTTGTACATCCGCACGGAATTGAGCTTCTGATACGCCATGAAATTTCAAGTAATCCAGTGGGTCTTCGTGTGTTGTACCACCCAAATATTTCCGAACATCATTATGTGTCCAAAGTCCTTTTTCAACAGATAAACTGTTATCTTTTAAGATTTTCGCTAGTAACTTCACATATTTCTCATATGAACGCTTGAACTTTGTATAGTCTGCTGTTTCACATAACTCTACATGTACAAAGCGTTTATTTGCTGCCGCCCCTGCCCCATACGCAATATAACGAGTATCTGCAATTTGAATTGTTTCATCCCAATCTACCGCATAATGTACGAATGCTGAACGCCATGTACGAGACTCATATTTTTGAATATTAATAGCTGGAGCTTCAGGAGTCGCAGTACTATGCGCCACAACCCCTTCATATTTTCCTACGCCATAACGATATGGTTGTTTTGGTAAATCAGGAATAAGAAGTACTCTATCTGCAAATGTACCCGTAACAAATGAAAACAAAACAAGTAATATAGCAAAAACGGAAGTACATAGTTTCATTGTTTTTTTCATTGCACATCACCCTGCCCCAAGATTTTTCGTTTAATATCTGATACATCTTTTGATAGTGAACCAAAGGCTTTTGCTTGTTCTTCGATGACTTGTTGGTTCTTCTCAATGACTCTTTGATACTGTGCTTCACGCTGTTCATTCTTTTTTTGCGTAGTAAAAAGCATCCACACAAATAACGCTGCGAATGCTCCCTGTTGAATCATTGAATTAAAAATTTGATCCTCCACTGTTCTCATCCCCTTTTTGACAATAGAAAAAGAGCCCTGTTAGGAGCTCTTACCTATAATCTGGTCTAAAGATTATAATTCCTTCTCGTGCAAGTGCACGCATTTCTTCATCCAAGCGATCTAATTCACTTCGTTTTACTTCTGAATCCATTTCTGCATCTGACTTTACAACATAATATTCTTTACGCAACTTAGCCATCTCTCTATCAATTCTATTAAATGCTTTCATTTCTTCGGTATTTGATGCATCTTCTTCATTCTTTTTACTATCTGCTTGAATCGCTTGTTGTTCATCCATAATATTATAGTAATCTTCCATTATCTTTCCGCCACCTTGTCTATTTACAAAAAACGCTTTCGCACCTGGTATCGATTCATTCCATTCCTGTGCAATAGGTGTAGGTACTCCTTTATTAGATATTAATGAAATCGCACTATCCAATCCTTTCAATGGAAACTGACCTAATCCAGCCGTATATCCTTTATATAAGTTGTCTATCTTATACGGTGAAGCTTCAATTCCAATCTTATCTAATGCACCTGCCATTTCTCGTGCTGTTAAGCTCGTATTCGGACCGTATTGTTCTTTAGGCGAATTTTTCTCATCACGCTTTGGAACAATTGGACCATCCCTAAAAAAGCTATAGTTTGCCATATTCTCAACAATTGGTTGCAAAGTAGTTGGTATCCACGGTACTTTCACCGTATCATTTACAGTTTTATCAAATCCATCAAATGCATACTGATCTCCCTCTCTATATTCATTTGCTCGTTCTACTGTATTGGCTAGTAAGGAAATATCAAATGGTTTTGGAATCCGAGCAACTTTATCAGTTCCAGGCACAGCATATGACCAATACGTGTCTTTCTCTTGTTGCCGCATATTGTCCATCATTTCTTTTTGCTTATCATTTGCATTCGAATAACTTGCAATGGCTAGTGCACTTGGTGGTAGGGTTGAGCCTGCAATACGAGCGCTTGTCCGAATTGGATGTTCTTTCATGGCACGAATCAATTTATCTTTTCCTTGTACGTTTGCATTTAAGAACGTAAAAATTCGATTGGCAGACTGCATGGAGTTCCCCATACGGTTGAAATCCATTAAATCGCGTGCTTGATAGGCAGATTCTTCAGGCGTTAATCCCTTTTTCAACCCTTTATTATAAGCCCCCACTTTTGTTGCTTCTTCGGATACTTCAGAAATTGTTTGCAATACTTTAAGCCAATTCTTAGGATTAGCAGGAGCTATGATAGCCTTTATAGCTTCTGGAAGTCCAGATTCTTGTTTTTCTAACCCTGATAATTGTTCTTTCAACAAGTCACGATCGGCAGATAAATACCCACCATATGCACCACCCTGATTTACCCAATCATCATAAACCTCTGAACCTTTCCCGAACTTTTTCTTACCAACTTCTTTAAGTCCCTTTACAAAGTCAAAAGGATTGTAACCTGTATCACTTACCACATAGGCTGCAAACTGGTCACGTATTGGGTTTCGCAAAGCAAATTCAGGGGTTAATGTTGCGCCAGCACGTAACCAATCACTCGGTTTAGAGGCAGCCAATATAAACTTATTTGTAACTTCCTTATCCATCGCTTTTACAGCACGATACAATTCAGGTGCTAATTGATATTGCTGTTTCTCTCCATTTCGAAAAACGGTTACAATGTTCTCTTTCGCTACCGATTCTTTTCTATCACCTGCAAGCCTTTCAATCCATTTTCCTGCCCCTTCTTTTTCCGCTAAATCTGCAAGAGCTAGTCCAACTTTATTTCGTTCCATTGCTTGCATAGACTTGAAGGTATTTTTCACAATACTTTCAAATGGATCAATGACATTTCGACTCGAACCCTCTATACGCTTAACGGGATTGGTTAAATCTACAAAGCCTTTTCCTCCACTGAATCCTTCACCCACGCCTTCTTCATCAAAATAACGATTGAATGGCATGTAGTTTGGGTGCTTTTCACGCATTGCGGCAACTGCATCTTTGGATAACATGTGTCCATCCACTAGCATATCTAGTAAAGAATCGTTGTACTCTTTAATCTTTTGATGAGCTTCTTGTATTTCAGGCTTATCAAATTTAGTAATCGTTTTTTCAATTTCTTCAGGGGTAAACCCTGTTTTAATACCTTGTTTCTCCAAATCCTGTGCATGAATAGCGGTCACATAATCCCGTATATCTGCCATATCAACCTTTGAATCTCCAAAGATATTACGGAACTCTTCCACTTTCATTTGAGCCTTTTTAGGCGTTCCTGCGGCAAGCCTTGCCTTCTTATAAGGAGAAACAGAAGCATCCGCCAATTCTCCCCCTAGTATCTCCTTTTCAGCTTTAGAAATCGGATAAAGTCTATCCATTACATCTGTATATAACTCTTCTTTCGAATTTGGTAGTTTTTGCAGTACTTGTTTCACACGCTCAAGACCACTAGGTTTTTCATTCACATTAATTTTCCCACGGAAACGCGCTTCGTCACCTTGATTCGCCCATATTTGTGAACCTTCTTGTACTTTCTGCAATCCTTTTTGTACATCTTTCGGAATAGTGTTTTGAAAATGCTTCATAAATTCAGGTGCTTCTTTTTCTGCCATTGCTGGATTTAGTAAGTAACGGCGCATAAATTCCGCCATACCTTCTTGACGAATTTGTTCAGGCGTATAGTTTCCCCCTGAAGTATGAGCACCAAGTTTCATTAATTCATCATCAAATTTCGAGTCATTCAAACCATATTGTTTATCCAAATGATGTCCTGTTTCATGCGCTAACGTTTCTAAGTCCCCATAATCACGTGTACGAATGACTTCGGGATTGGTCTTATAAATCCCCGAAACTGCATCGTCTCCCATTCCCATGCGTCCCGTACGAAGCGTGATACCCAGATTATCTCGGAAACTATCCATTAACTTTTTCTGTGTAATTGTACGCCCATCTGGCGCCATAGCGGATTGGATGACCGGAGGTGCATTACGCATCGCTTGTACATCGTCTGGTAGATCACCATTTAAAGAAGCTTTCTTACCATTTAGTTCTTTATAAAACTTTTGTAATCCGATTTCTCGTTCCTGCTTGAGTGCATCAATTACTGGTTGTAACGCTTCTTGGTCAGAAGGATTTTGTTTAATTAATGCCGTTGCCTGTTCAATTTTTTCATCAATCTTTTTAACAGATGATGGACTCCAAGAAGGAATATCAACCCCATTTTCTTGATACCCATTGCGCACATGATTTTCTGCCAATTCACGAAGTTCCGTGTTATTTGGTTTCCTTCCATTTGCTTTATAAAATTCTTGGTACCAAGATGGATTATTCGAAATACGCCCATACCGATCAACAACATTACCTAATTCATCACGAATAATCCCACCTGGTTCTACACCTTTACCCGAAGAATTTTTCAAATAGTTATATTGTTCATTTATGGCATCATCATATTCTTTAAAAAAAGCATTGTTTTCTGATTCAATTTTAATCGGTAAAGATTCCGGCTCATTCTTGATACGTGTACCTTGTAATGCTTGTTCTTCCACAGCTTGATTAGTTATTTCCCTTTGTTGTCTTTCCTGCTGAATTACAGCATCAGTCACGTTAGAAGTATTGGTAGTGTTAGTTTTTGAATTCCGTAAGCTTTTAATCGCATTACCAATTCCATAAGCAAAAGGGGTAATAGCTGCCCCTGCTGCTGTTTCTACCCCAATCCGTTTCAAATGGTCTTCTATCGTTTGGTCAGGATTCACATATGCTTTTGCTGGTGTTTCTGCCCCTGCGATAAGAGCCCCTGTCGCAGCACCTTCTTTTGCGTATTGCCCTATCTTTCCGAGTTTAGAAGTAGTTTCTCCAACCTTCGCGGTAAGTCCTAGCTTACCAGCTATCTTCGCCGCACCCGCACCAGGTAGCACATATCCGAGTCCCATAGAAGTAAAGTCCGCAATGTTTTCTCCAATACCTTCACGATGATTTTGCCAATCGACTGCATCTTGTCCTCTTTCTTTTTTCATTGCTGCACTTGGCGCGTTGAGTAAAGTGGAATCCATTGTACGAGTTGCAAAGCGATTTACTTCTTTTGTCGTTTCACTTTTCCCACCATCTTTCATGTACTCACCCCAAACCTGCTGACGAGTTTTCCCTTCAGGTGGTTTAATCATTTCACCAAACTTTTGAGCGGCAAATTTTAAATCATCAAAAAAACCACCTTCCTGAGGTGGCTGTTTAGCAATACTACCAATCATACCCATCATCTTCTTTGCACTACTTTCCTCTTCCTGTTGTTTCAACCAATCCGTAGGTGTGGATTGCGAAATACTGTTAGAGGCTTTGATTCGTTCCAAGTATGGATTTTTCTCTGGTGGTTTTCGGTGCTCCTCATTACTTTTATCAAACTCATTGTTTTGATACACGTTCTCTACTGTTTCATCTTCCTCACCATTTCTCAATGCAAAGATTTCTTTTTTCTTTTTTACAAGACTACCTGTATTTTCATTCCGAACTTGAATGGGTTGCGTACTCTTTTCATATTTCTTTTCGTTTCCGCTATAATAATCCACACGCCGAACATCTTGCTGTGCTGTATTTGAATTTAACTCAATCATCCTTTGAAGCGTAGCACGTTGATTATCATCCAATCCTCCATTTTCTTTTTGCCAATCATTCACCCTGGAAGAAGCTTGTTCTCTTTCTATGTCACTTTTCTTTTTGCGAGGCATGCTTCACACTCCTTATCGAAATCCTTTCGGTCCAAACTGTTGTAACAACGAAGACCCCCATGGTTTCCTCATTAACAGCGACTCAGCATAAGATGGTGCTTTCTTTACTTCTTCCTTCTTTTGTCCATATGCATATGGGGCATTACTTGGGTTACTATACCAATCGATTTGATCGCGTGTATAACCATTCAATGAAAATCTTGAGCTTAAACTTGGTGAACTGCTAGAAGAACTTCCACCACCTGACGTTCCTCGTGAGCCACCCCCACTATTTCTAGAGGCGGCTGCTTGCTTTTTTAAGTTATACTCCTGTTGCCAATGGTTATCGGTTACTCCGTCCCTTCCGGAACGATAATTGAATTCTTGTTGCCAGCGATTGTCGGATACACCATCCCTGCCTGCTCGATAATTATAATCTTGCTGCCAACGGTTATCCGATACATTATCCCGGCTTACTTGATAGTTATAATCCCGTGTATCTTTTTCTCGCCCATAATTAAAACGATTCAAATCGAGATTGTAATTCCGATTATCATTATTTACGGAATGATTAAATCGGCTCAAATCAAGATTATAATCACGCAAGTCTTTTTCCTTTCCGTAATTAAAACGACTCAAATCAAGACTATAATTTCGATCATCATTTTTCATTTGATAGTCAAATCTCTTTTTATCAAGACCATAGTTTCTACCATCATTAAAAATAGTATAATTAAAACGCTGTTTGTCTAAATCGTAATTTCGATCATCATTTTTCACTTGATGGTCAAATCGTTTTGTATCAAATTGATAATCTCTCCAATCTTTGTCTTTCGTATAATCAAACTTATCACGCTCTAAATCACGATTTAATATGTCATTTTGCTTTTGATAATCAAAACGATCTCTATCAAAATTATGGTTTCTTAAATCATTTTTCTGTTGATATTCAAAACGGTCTTGATCCATCTTTATTCCTTGTTCTCCGCTCCATTCATGAAACGCCTGTTGGCGTTCACGGAAACCAAGGTCTTGGTCACGTTCCATAAGTTGGCGAGATAAAGCAGCAATCTTTTGTGTACGCTCTGCTTCTAAATTTCCTCTTTGCGATAAACCTGCAATCGCGATTTTATTCATTGCATCTTGTGATAAACCAGAGCTCCCCATCCCTCTTGCTGCTGCTTGTTCTGCTGCCTGCGTTTGACTATCAGCCACACTCGTTTGAATGTTTTGCAATGCTCTTTCATATAAAGAACCTAATTCATCATTCGCTTGTAATCGTGCATCTTGCATACTTAGATTACGACGTTCTGGCGTTGTAAACACTGGATAATTAGTCATACAAAATCACCTCATCCCATCGAAATGGCAATATAATGAAAAGCCAGTGAAGTATCTCTTGTTGTATTTTTATTGTGCAAAGTAAGTGTAAAAGAAGTCGCCGTAACTTGTGAAATATATACCACTATGTCTCCTGTTCCAATATCTCCATTAGCCGCTGTCACTGTAACAAATGGAATTTGGGAAAAGGCAGGATTAAATAAGATTTGTTTCTGCAACGTTTGCCCACGACTTACCTGAATAAACTCTGTCTTTCCTGCTCGTACGTTATTTTTATAGAACCCGTACTCATTTAAATTTTGTAAAATCCCATCATTGTCATTATGAGCGTTAATTAGATTCGTAAATTCATCATTTACTTGCCCGGATGAAATGGTTGTACCTGGCATAAAATTATATTTTCTTTGAATTTGTACCATAGGACGTCTCCTTTCTTCTTTTCAATTCATACTGAACCCCAATGCCGTATACAACAAAAGGACGTATATGATTTACGTCCTCAATAATCATGCCTATTTTTTTCGTTCGACTACTTACACGTAGTCGATTAATATACATTTCGATTCTATCAAATGTATTATGATCCCAAATCGCTTCATCCCAATTGGAAACATTCGCAGCATTTGGTCTTGTACCATCTACCTGCCTGGTTTCAAAATCTAATTTTACTCCTAACCGATAACCGTTCGGTTGATTACTATGCAACCATATCCGATGAATCTTTTTGTCTTGTGTCATAAGACAAAAATCAAAATACTTGGTTTCTATACGAAAGGGAATCGGCTTTCCATCATCATGATATTCATTATGAAATACATACGCACTTTTATTGCTTCCAAAATAAAAATTCCCCTCATAGGTAACAAACACATCCGCTTTGATATTCGAATAGACAGTCCAGCACGCTAGCAATCCATCATAGACAAGTGTTTTTCCATTTGGAAAAGATAGATAGTACTTTCCTTCAAAATAACCTGCAACAGCTTTGCTTTTTTCTGTAAGTGGGATCGCACGCATTGTCGACTCTATTTGTTGGGTTATAATTTGCGCACTTACCATATTAAAATCATTAGCGAATAATCCATATACATGTGTATCACTCAAATAAAAAATTTGATTCCCAACTACTTTAATACTCTCAGATGCAATACAGCCCGTCGGTGTATTCATCTTTACCAATTCATAATCATATGTTGTTTTCCCATATAAAGTCCATATGGAATACCGACAGAAGATAATTAAACTATTACGAAACGGTACCAACCCTACAATTTCATCATTTTCATTACTTGCCACATCAAAAAAATTAATGGCAGGGAAATAATCATATACAGCATATCCAAGCTTTGGATCAATGTGGGAGAATGAAACCCGATTCTTTATGTCATGACCGACAACAAATAACCGTCCACCAAAGAAAGCCATGTATTTGCAGTTAAATAAAGAACCTATATCATTTAAACCTGGACTTCTTTGCTCATCCGTAGTAGGTACATATGCCGTTACAGATGATAGTTGATTTTCAGCATACACTTTTAAAGAAATATTATTTGCAACTAAAACAACACGATTTCCTTTTCGATCTTTCATCGTTATAAAATTCGCTCTGTCACCAGTAGAGGGCGCACCCGGGATATCAACAAAGAACTTCCCATTCCATCTCCTCAGACGGTCACCCATCATAAGTAGCTCATTTGTACCATCAGACTTGAGAAATGTATATGCACCTGTTATCTTCTCTCCTACATAAGCAACTTGCTTATAGCCTGCTCGTTTCCGAATTTCACCCACACCAATCACTGCATTTTCTACTTTACTAAGTTCTTTATCCTCAATTAAATTTGAATACACTGTATCATTTAATCCCATTGAAAAATCTTTGAATTCAGCAGTATCCTTCAATCCTCATCACCCACTTTCAATCCGCAAAGAAGGTAGGAGTATCCATATACTCATGGATTGTCTTCATTCGCACACTTGATCTTTTGACTTTCCGTTTCTCACGAAAGACGGCATATTGTTGCCTACGTTGTTCATATCGCTGCATACTATCTGGCCTATCAGAGTAGTCTCCATCCATAAATTGTAGTTGTCCAACAGCGTATAAAATTAATAGATCGTGATAGGGACTATCAATTTCAGGTACATCTTCCATCCCTTTTAGATGACATAATTTTTTATAATAATAGACCTCAATAGGTTGTTGATTTCCACCTTGTATCATCAATTCATTTCCCCACACCCAATAACCTTGTTGATATTGTTCTCCTACAGGAATGCGCGGAAATACTTTGTTTGTTTGCATCACTCGTTCAATATCTTGTACGTCATTAGGCAATGTGTACGGATATTCTAATATGACCCTCTTTTCAATCCTTGCAATCGGGGTTATATCATCTAATGCACGATTGAGCCAATGTTGAATATCCCCATTTTCAAAAATGTCATCAACATCCCGATTCACTTGCAGGGTTAGCTCTTGAAGATTCACTATGATTCCCTCCCACATTTACACCATGTACATATTTCTGTACGCCATCTACACGGCCATATGCATGTACGTTCCAAAACGCTTCTTTGGATTCCTTTGCATAATCTTCCGCTAAATCATTGAGCTTTCTCTCTTCCTCTCGCTTTCGCTTCTGTTCTGTATCTTCTACCGTTTGTACTGCAGAAAAACCATTTACCGTATGGATCCTTTTTATATGATCTACAATTCTTGAATCCAATTGTTCAAACCCAATCTGAGGGATTTTCATAATAGACGTCTCTAACATCCCATCCATAATAAGATATTCACCTGAACTTGGATTCCACATGATATACAAGTAAGGGTCATAATCTTGCAATTGTTCTTCCACATAATAAATATCATTTAAAAATATTCGTTGAAACCCACGTCGGTTATAAGTGCTCATGATTATACCTCCAAAACATAATAAAAAAGAGAGACTATTAGCCTCCCCTATTATTTTGTGTATCCAGTTGCTTCTTGAATATCTGACAGCTGCCAGAAAGCATTACGTGCATGACATACCATTGTTTCTAACATGTATGCCGTCGCTTCGTATGCCGCTTTATTCGGTACACGTGAAAACATCGAACCATCCTCTTCCATGAATTGAAGGTCTGCTACACGATACAATCCTAAATCATCATAGTTACCACCCCATACAATATTTGCAGGCATATAACGGTCTACTAAGAATGGTTTACCATCAAACTCTAATGCAGAATATCCACCTTCTAACTGCATAACGTTTGTATATCGTTTATTTGAAGTTAACATAGCTTCATATGCAGCTCGTACACCATGTGAACCCATCAGAAAATCTGTTTCTTTTCCGCTCACAATTGATGTTTCATCAATGACTAAACGTAATAAAGCATCCGAAATAGGACGGGTAGTGCCATTATTCGCAAACATATTTGCTTTCCACCATGAATATGTTGCTGGATTTAAGGTCTGTAATGCTAGCTTATCATCAATAATTCCATTCAATCCCATCGGTTCTAAATTAGAAGAACCAGTAGAAACAATGCCATCTGTTGCCGCCGTTGTAACTGCCGCTCCATCAATCGTAATTGTAGTTGCGGCACGATCAATTCCAGTAATCGTTCTACCACTTGACGTAACTGCACCTGAAGCATTGACAATATCAACCTTTTGCCCAACGAAGAATCCTTTTACACTACTTACGACAAGTACATTCGCAGCCGTAGCTTGTGCAGTACAATTTGCAATACGCCCTGAACCATTACCAAAGGTAACACGTGCACGGAAGTTTTTCATATCCGTTGTTAATCCCTTAACCTCTGACTCTACCGCACGAAGATAAGAAGTTTCATTTTTCTTTGAGGATTCAATCGTTTGTACTGTAAGCTCTAAACGTCCAGCTACCATACGTGCCGTACCCGTAGAACTCTTGTATGCTTGTTGCCCAGCAGTTGGCAGATTACCGTTTTCAGCGACTGCACCAACACCTGTATTACGCCCAAAGTGGTGAGGTATCAAGAAGTTCGATCCATCACCATCAATCTTTTCCACTTTCTTTTCTAACTGCGAAACAATATAGCTTGCATTGTTGATTTGTTCTTTAATCCCTGGAAGATAATCAATTTTTAAAACATCCGCTAATGTCGTTAATGTAGCACCCATAAATAGGATACCTCCTTAAATTTGTTGGTTTGCTGCTTGTAATCGTTGTAACGCCCGTTCACGAGCAACTTTAAAATCGGTAGTTGGTTCATCAGACACAATACCTGTTGCACCACTTCCTTCTACCCTCGGAGCTTTCTTGCTTTGCAAGTACTCCTGAATGGCAGTTTCTTTTGCTGAAGTAAGCTGTTCTTCTAACTGTTGGGCACGCATCGCATTATAAGCAACTTCAAAGTTAGGAACGTTATGTTCCACCATGAATTGTTCTAACGCCGCAGCATCTGTTTCCTTTTCCTGAGCAAATTGACCTAATGCTTGCGTAAAACGTTGTGCTAATTGTTGTTGTTCACGCTGATATTCCAGCTCTTCTGCTCTTTGAGCTTTTGCTTCAAGATTCTCTAATTTTTGTTGGATTTCAGGAGTCACACCAAATTTTTCAGCACGTTGCAATAAATCTTGTTGTTCAATCGCTTGCATCATACTGTCAAGGTCGTTGTAACCTGCTTGTTTCATAAAGAAATTCATCGCTCGGTCATACGTATCATAGTTACCATATCGTTCAGAAGTTTCTTGTTCCCAACGTTGACGTTCTTCCACAAGAGCAGCTTGTGTACGTTCTTGTAACCTTTTAGCAAAAGCTTGCGATTGTTCAATATTTTCTGATGTTTGTCCCGCAGGCGATTGCCCATCTGGATTATTTTCTATTGGTAGCTGTTCAGTTTGTTCAGGTGGATTTGTAACCTCCCCTACACCTTGTGAGGGGGCATTTCCCCCACCTTCCACGCTAGATGCTGTTTCAATTACTGCTTCTCCACCACCTTCCAAACCATTAAAGAATTGAAAATCACCTAAACGTAAACAAAATGGTTTTAACATACTTCTTTGCCTCCTGTGGGTGGGCGCAAGTCCACATTCAACGCCCGAATTTTTGTATATAAAAAAGCCGCTTTTTAATAGCGACTTTTTTATCTCTTAATTTGTTTTTCTACTTTCTTCTCTTCAATATCTAACTTGCGATGTTGTAACTGTAAATCCTGCTCTTTCATAGCCCTCTGCTCTTCCTGCATTTGTTGTTCCTGTTCCATTTGCTGTTGTTTATCAGCTTCCATCGGAGCATTAAGTGCCTCCATATGTTGTTGGACATGCTCATCAACTAACTGCTGTACTTCAGGTGGTAGCTCATCATACAAACTTGATTTTCGAAAAGCATTATGAATATATACATGTACTTCATGGTCATAGAAGTCACGCACCTGTGGTGTCACAAGTGGTAGTTGTGGTGGTTGTATTCCTGCTTGCATTGGGTCTACACCTTGTACTTGCATCGCTTGAACTTGGTCTTGAAACTGTTGCTGCTGCATAGTGTATTGTTGTAACGCTTGAAGAGATTCTGGTTGCTGTGCAATCTGTTGGAATTGTTTATTTTCCATTTTCGCCTTATTTTCATCGAGCTGTTGCATTTCAAACAGTTCATTACTATCTCCCATACCCATCAACTTTAAGAAAGCCTGTGTATCTGGTGAACCATCTTTCTTCACAATTGCCCCTTTATCCCACATAGTCATGATGCGGTCTTGTTGTGCTGATTTCATTTCTGGAAGAGAAGAACCTTGTATAATATTTATATCTTCTCCACCACTTAAATCTGATCCAGTAAAGCTTACTAATTCAATATCATTATCAGGACCAAGAATACGTGCCATACGTTCCTCGGTATAATGTTTCTTCATAAGCATGAGTACACGCTGTAATAAACATTTCATACCATGTTCATAGTTTTGAGATGAAACTGCAAGCTTTTCATTCTCCTGTTCTACCATAAGAGATAATCCGCTATACGTATCTAATCCAGCAGGTAAACGTCCTTGTGAGATTTCACGCGCGCCTGATAAATCATCAATATCAGCATCATGATTATTTAAGATACGATCATAAAAGCCTGGAATATCAGGAGGTGGTACACGTTCAGGTCTTGCCCCTTCAATCGGTGTATAGTGAAGAATACCGCCTTCTTCATTTGTGATTTCATCTTCATCCACACTAGAACCCATTGGCACAAGCCACATACTATTACCCATTTTCCTTGCATGTGTAGCAAACATAGAGCGCATAATATTGATTTCCCGTTGAATTGGCAACATATCTTTGATAAATGCTTCAGCTTTTACGCTACCTGGTATCGGAATATCACCAAAGATAAAAAACGGAATGTCTCCTGTATTTTCATCCATATCCAGCAATTGTCCGCCTGCTATCGTAACTTTTAAGCCATTTGGATGCTTACCACATGGCTTAATCCACATTTCATCCACCATCGCCATATTCGGACGCTTTTTACTTGTAGAATTGAATCCATTTTGTGGTGTCACATCAAACGCAGCTGCAAATCCTACATTGTTATCGGCAGCAACATCTTTTCCGTACCGTTCTTTAATATAGTCAATATCGCGTGGTTTTCTTTCTACAATCCAACGAATCTCTTCATCCATCTCGGCAGCAGGGTCAATGTATATAGTGAGTGGATCGCAAATACGGCACCGAATTTCACCTGTATACAAACGCTGCATATCTTCTTCAAAACCAACTTCACCTTCCCCTGGTGTAATATCTTGACCAGATTCCGCATCAAAATAAACTTTTGCAGCGCACCAGCCCTTTACACCGTTATTTAGGAAGATATCACGCGTTTTCCGGTCCATACCCGTTTGTTCCCACCAATATTTCAGGAATTTCGAAGCTGCTTTTGCAATTTCAATACGTGTTTCATCGTTACTATCAGGGATTACATCGAATTTCACACGATTTTTAATTTGTTTTGCAAGCTTTACCATCATACGTGGTCGAATTTGGTTTACTGTAATTCGTCGTTCTCCATTTTCAAGTGGTGCAGTAATCATTTTTTTACTTGTTGGATTCCATACGAGCCATTGATTCCCACGATAATAGTTTACCTGTGCCATCATTTGGCGTTTCTCTTCCCAATCTTCCGCTTGGGTAATACGTTCTTCCACCAGAGACACCCAATCCTCAGGACGTTTCTGTTCTTTTTTCTCTTCCTTTGGTTTATTGAGACCAAACAATGATACTCACCGCCTTCACACAAAAAAAGCTTACACGTTTTGATATGCAAGCTCTTTTAACTCTTTTAAAGTCGCTTTACTTTTCACTTCAATATCCTTTTCTTCAAGATATTCCGTTAACTCCGCTTTTGTAGCACCTTCTATAAATGAATCCAATTTTTTAGATTCTTCTTTAATCTCATGAGCTTCTATTTCATAACCTGGTATTTGCAGTTCTTGAATCTCGACAGGTGTATAAGCAAATGTCGGTTCAATCTCTGCACGTTTTTCATACATTTCATCATAATCTTCAGCTACTGCAAATCTATCAATACTACCTAAAGTTAAGCGAAACAATTTTGCCATTCGTTTCACGCTCCTATTCTAATTGATATGTTGGTACAGGCTTTTCTTCTTTCTGTGCTTTCATCATTTTCACTTCTCCCTGTTTGTATTCCGAAAAAGATGGAGCTTGAATGCGATCATATAATTCTTTACGTTCTAGCTTCCACATATCACGTTCCCCTTGGTGCAGACGCTCCATTTCATATACAAACACACCAAGAAATACAATGACTGCGACCAAAACAAAAAAGACAACATACGTCATTGTAGTTGTCCTCCTCTCCTTCTATTGCGTTTTGTAACTTGCTGTATTCGCCTATGTAAACGAGCTTCTGTGCTGTAATCCACTGGCTTTAACATTGGTTTCGTGGGTTGCGGTCTGGACATAAGACCGTATCTTAATGCATCAGGAGCATGATCTAACGGATGGTCCGCAATATCTTCTGGTTTTTTATCATCAATAATCATAGCTGGTAATGCTTCAATGAGATGTTTACAAGTTTCAAATATCTTGAGTCGTGCATTTCGGAATGTCTCACCTGTTACTGGATCAGTATCTTCAAACACATGTAGCCATTCACGAACCCTTTTCCAACCATTCACGCGCTCTTTGGTTGCTTGTATCATTGGTACTCCCATTTCAACGAATACTTCTGCTGGACTCTTACCGCTTGTTTTCCCTTTGTTCCAGAATGAAGTATCCCCCACACTGTACTCTATGCGTTCTTCTCCTGTCATATCTAACGTGGTTTGAGCCTGTTCACTAGAAAGTAGTCTACTCTTTACAAACTCACGGTAAATATACAAGTTTCCTTCACGGTCTAGTGCGCCCCATAAACAAACATACGGATCATTGTATCCTTCATCCATCATGCGGAATCTTCTCCAATCATGAGGGATAACAAATGGTTTAATAACATGGATTGCTCGACTAAATTCACTAAAGAACTGTCCTTCTACTGCATCCCAGTCACCATCTAATAACTGACGGCGTAACTTTTCTTCCATCGTCATCAGCTTTGCTTCATAATCTTCATCAATATATTGGTTATCTGATAGTTTTGCAGGAACAAAGATACGATTTGTAATCACTGGTTTCCCTCTTACAAAAAGAAGGTTCTCTTCATCATCCACCTCTTGTACTTCATGTACCTGTTCCCATTCACCAATATCGATAAACCGTTTCTTCACCCATACATGACCAACACCACCAGGGTTTGTTGTAAGCTTCATTTGTGGACGCAAACCCAATGCAAGTGCTTGTTGATTCGATGTACGATTACGAGATTTAAGATATTTAAACTGTGTATAGGTGAAGTGAGTTGCTTCATCCATATAAATAATCTCAAACTCTTTTCCTTGATAACGATATACATCATTTTCTTGTTCACAATAACCACACCAGATACGAGAAATCGTATTCCCTACTTTAATTTCCCATACGTGTTTAGACGCATTGTATTTGCATATCTCACGCGGATACCATTCAAGCATCTTTAATAATATAGAGCCTTCTAGTTCTCCTAATGTACGACGTAACACCAAGATATTTATCCCTGGATACTTCACCGCATTCTTAAAGGCATCGCCTACAATTGCAGCAGACTTTCCCCCACCTGCCGCACCACCATATAAGACTTCATCAGCCCAATATTTTTTATCTGTAGTTGTAAAATGAAAGATTTTTTGCCGAGGTTGTGGTTTATAAGGAAATACAATAACCTTACTCATTGGATTCTTCCTCAGTATCAGGAATGCCAATAACGATATTTACACCATGATTAATATTACCGCTATTCTCAATCTCTTTTCTATCACGCCAGATTTCAGGTTTTCGGTTTTTTAACCAAAATATGAGGGCTGTTGTATCTGGTGGAACTTGTCGCTTCACACGACGCGTCTCAACACTCTGAAAGTTATCTTCAGTAATTCGCTGTCTTTCAACGGTTACTTCTTCATACGTATAACCAAGCGCACGCTTTAATAAAGCATTTTCTACCTCGCGGTCCACGACTTCCTTTCCTCTTTTTAAGGCGTAAGAAATGACAGAAAATCGTTTTTTCCATTCGTACAAGGTTTGTCTCTTAATTCCTATATTATGAGCAATTTGTTCTTCTGTAAGTCCATCCCTTGCCCATCCTTCTATTTTTAATACTCCTTCTTTAGTTAACCAAGCATCGTATTTCGCCATCTACATTACACCTCACTCCTTATGTTAAGTGCTTATATAAAATAAAAAACATCCAAATGGATGCTTTTTAACCGACATTTCGTTTTAATATGACAACCAACTCTGATTCCATATCTTTATTTTTATCATTAACCTGAGCATATTCAAGTTTATATGATTCTACCTTATAATCGTCAATACCCATTTTTACAGTACTGGCTTCTTTCAAAATAGCCATCAACCCTGGAATATCATCGTTTATTTCACTATAAATTTTATCACCGAATTGATTCTTATATATTACTTTCACGCTAATCCCTCCTTCTGTCTACCTATTCGACAGAAAAGATGAAAGTCCTACAAAAGAAAAAGCATCCCGATGGATGCTTAAACAATCACTTAAAACTATTATAAATGTCTAAAATCAGAGTATAAAACTTACGACTCCAATATTGGTTAGTATCTTCTTTGTTTGAAAGATGAATAGGTTCTTCATTTGTGATATGTATAGATAATTCAACTGTCTGATTATCCGTGTTTAACTTCATCATCTCAAATTTATCAACATTTTTAGATAAGAAATTTTGAACTGACACATCACCATCAGCATTTATTTTACAAACAATAATTTCTTTTTTTGAGAAGAAGAATAATTCCACATTCTCATTTTCTCTAAATAAATTCTTGGGATATAAAATATAGTTTTCATCTATTATTTTTACAACGCCACTTTCATTTAACGTTTCTATTAAAACAGCAGCTTGATGAGATGTACGATTAGAATATCGCTCCCTTGAGACTACATCAAATAGTTCGTTTAAAGTTATTACTGCCATATGATTCACCCCTTTTTCTTTTTTTCGATTTATTATATTCGACAAAAAAGAATCAAATCCTACATATTAGAAAATTATATACATTTTGAACCTAAAATAATAATTTAAAGCTCAATAAAAAACACAAAAGCCACGACACTCACGCACCGTAGCTGAATATATAAATTCAATTGGTATTTCCGTCTTTTTTCTCCGTCCATTCCGACCGAGTAACGTTTTGATAAAGGGGCTACGTTATCCCCACACTATTCTTTTTTCAAAGAACTGTATAGGTATAGCGTAATATTGATTCTGTTTCTAAAAATCCCCGAAACCGTCCCTAAAATTATCCGCTTTTTTATCGGTAATTTAAAATACATATATGATATCTAAATTAAAAGTGTTTAGAAATTTCTTTTATTCGTTCATTAAATACATTCTCTGAAAAATCATCATTTAAAGTTTTACATAAGCTTTCCATATCATTATAAACAGAAAAATGATTTACTCCATTAATTGTTAAATATTCATATATACATTCTACCAAATTATTCGGTAAGATTATTTGCTTTAATACTTCATCTAGCTTCGGGCAATATTCCTTTTCTTCTCCTAACGTTGTACAAACTTTAATTACTTCATCTGGCTTTGGACAAAACTCTTTTACCTCTTCTTCCAATGTCTTTAATAAATTCCCTTGAAGGGTAAAGAATCCACTTTGGGATAATAACCTAGGGCTATTTTTTGATGGGTAAACTGCAAATGATTTTTCGTTAAAAATTTCATTGTTTTTCATAAATTTAGATAAATCTATAGCATTATGTACATTTTTTATATCATCAGCTGTAAATATACCGTCATCATGATGCAAAATAAGATTTAATGCATGGGGATCTAATAACCATATAGAAGCATCACCGCCCTCTGAATATTTCCACTCATTAAAAGCAAAATATAATGCAGTAGAAAAAGAATCAGTCCAATCTAATAAGCGTGTTTTTAATCCATAATGTTGCATTATAAACATTAATTCCATATAATCTTCTTTTACAAATGTAGATGCTTGTGCTTTAAAGCTCTGACTCAAATTATCTTCCATATGTAAGTATTCTTTCACACTATGTCTTTTATTAGTTTTCTTAGATACACGGAATAATCCTGAATCTAATTCAAAAGATTTATCTGAATGCCCTCTAAACCAAATCCAATTTGAAAAAGAGTTCCTTCTAAATTGAGCAACCTGTTCTAAAATTCGATTCCATTCATCTGTAAAGATTTTCTGTTTTTTCTCTGTTGCAATCATATGCCCCTCCAAAAATGTTGATTTTAAATATAATAGTATAATAATATAAAACACCCCACCATCAGATAGGGCAAAAAACTAACAAACTATATAAAACAAAGCACTCACATCTTGTATTACCTCTTTACAATAAATACATATAATAAATCAATGTATTTATGAACAGTGACTTTCATATTTAATTACAATTAACATTTAATTCATTTTTCAAATTATTCACTCCTTGGTTTATTCTTTCTTTAAATGCATCATGTCCATCAACAGATAAAGCGTTCTGTGTTTGCTTTAAAATACCCTCTAACGACTCCAATTTTATTATTAAAAACTCTTTTCTACAGCCATATTTAGAATTACCCTTTATTTTCGCATCATATTCTTTTCTTAAATTTATAACATTTTTAATCTCTCTAATTGAAACTTTTCGCTGACTAAACCATAGATACTGTACTACTTCATCTGGATCTATACCGTCTACGCTAATTTCATCCAAGAAAACCCAAACCGAGCATTTATATCTACATTTTCTAATCATATATAACATTTCATTATTCTGGTAGAAATACTTTTTATATCTAAACATCTTTTGTTCAAAAACCTCTAAATATTTCTCACAAAACATAATCAAATTTTTTTGCTTAACGGTACCTTTCACATCGTCTCTTACATCAAATTGAAATACACCGGTTAAAAGCTGTAATATTTCTAAATTGTTTGGTGTATATTTAGTTGATTCTCTTATTTGGCAAACTAACTTCTTCATAGTTTCTTTTTTTGCGTTTAACGGAAAGTTACTCTTATCAAACGACATATATACATCTAAAAATTGTATAACTGGTGTGTATATAGGGATATAAAATTCTTTTTTTTCTTCCCTTTTTCTCGTAATCATACTCCCAATCAACACACCAAATAACCCTGCTGTTGCTGTTATGATGGCTGGAAGTATCGGGGGATTTGTAGCTATCAAAAGCATCATTGGCATTATCTCACTATAAATCATTTGTATTTCCTCCCTTTCTAAAATATATATAAATAAATATGATTATATCAAATATTAAAGACAAAAAGGTACCTCTTCTTATTTAAATTATTGTTATCACCTATGTTTTAATAGTTTATATAATCCCCAAAGCAGTAGCTATCAAACGGATAGCTACTTTTTTATTCTCATAAAAGTTATCGCGTCTCAGCATCAACTCGCTATAAACATAGGAATCTTTGACTTTCTCATTCCCCAAATACTTCAACTCAATAATCTGCCGTTGATCATTATCAAGAGCATTCTTCAACGTCCGTTCAATTTGTTTAAAACGTATCTCATGATTTTTATCGTCACCTTTCATTTTAGGAAAAAGAACCACGCACCCAGCTTGAGCCTGTTCTTCTTGATTCTTCATCCGGACGCACAATGCTTTGTAGTTTTTCAACTCCTTCACCACAAGTCTTCGCATCTCCTTTTCATCAATGTCCTCAAAAAATGACAATTGGTTCATACGATACGGCTCCCCTCCGTTCAATCCATTTATTCTTTCTTTAATTATTTCAATTAGAAATATTATTTTTGAATATTTATATATTAACTATTACCGTTTTTAGTGCTATAATTAACATATTCTAACAATAGGAGTTGATTTTATGAATAAAATTGATAGCTTTTTTGAAGCATCGCTGAGTACATGCAACACATTACAATTAAGTTTAATCCCCAACATGCCTGGTATTGATGAAACTGTAAATCATAAGTTAGTTTCTTATAATTTAAAGGAAACTGTTTCAGGTTATCTATTAGAATTGAACTTAGAAAACCCAGAAACAAAAGAACAATATACATTCACGTACAATGACATTCAAAAAATAGAAGAAAATGGTAGTTCTACACACCAAAATCAAAAATACTATATTTATTGTCTAAATAGACGACTATATAATGACGCAAACCATGATGAACTTCTAGATGGTAGAAATTTAGATGTTTCGTACGAAGATAATTCTTACATTGATGTGTATAGAATTAAGACTTCGAAATAAACTTACTTCTTAAAGGCCTAATATGCATTTTCAAAAATACATATTAGGTTTTCTTATTTATCTGTATTTTCTTTAATATAAAAATAAAAATTCCTTTAACAATCTACATTTCCCTTTTTCTATTCGAATAGCACTTTTGTTCATCTTTTTAACAAATAATTTGTTGTCTTATTACAATTTGTAAAAATTTCAATTTAAACATCCCTTCACACCCATCCCAAACATTTTCTGGAACACTCTCCTACTTAAGTGTTTATCCAAAACTTAAAATATATAAATGCCACGCAAAACACTTGTAAAGGTTACTATCATTCACACTACTGATTTCGCAAATAATATACACTGTAGGTACAGAGGACGAACATCCTTTTGTATCCATAATTCTAAATTCTTTTCTTTGGCTAGGAGAAATCCTAGCCTTTTTTTATTTCTCTCATATCAGTAGGCCCCCTCCATTTCCCTTCACTTTCCCACTGTTTCTTGAGCTTCCCAACATAGGTAAAACTACGATCGTACATAATGCTGATTTCTTTATCTGGTATCCCTTTCATGTTTAAATTCCTAACAATCTCAGGTGTTAATCCCATCGGTATTTTCTTTCTTTGCCCGCCATTCTTTTTCGGCTGTGTATCAAGATATCTACCCAACTGGCGTAACATTTCACCAGTCGGGCACATTTTACACTCATTAACACTAAAGCTTTCATTAGATGACCGATTGTAATAACACCGTCTACATTTTTGCTCGATGATATCGCCGATTTTATATGTGAGTTGAGTTCGTTCTTCATTTGTAAGTTTCATTTTGATTCCCCCAAAAGATTACTCTTCTAAATCTTCATCAGATACTTTCGGCTCCTGCTCTAATTTCTTTTCTTCCTTTTGCTCATCTTCTTTTTCATCCTTCTCCTCTACCTTTGGCTGCTCTGATGTTTCTGGTTGTTTTTCTTTCCATTCGTGCCATTTCAAGGCTAATGGGGCTACACGCTTACGATATTCATCAATTACTTCAATGATTTGCCCCGACGACATATCCAATTCATTTGCTAGTTTTAAGTAAGACTCACCTTCAAGACGACGTTTCACTATTTCAGGGAGTTTCTTCGGCAATCCATCAAAACTTGGTGCTAGACCATTTATAATAAATTCATCAACAATTTCTCGATCTGCTTGTTCTTTCTCTTCGCGCGTTTGAATCTTTTCTTCAGGGATATCAAAATCTGCTTCTAACTGCTCGAATGACGGCTTTTTTTCTTTCACAATGCCTTTCTCATCAACTTCATACTGTGTAACTGGCTCATTTGTTTTTGTGTTGATAGTCACATTGAAATTAACTTGCATTGATTCAAGCGCAATAAGAACTTTCGTATCAATCATTTCAGATAAAGAATCTAGCTTTCCTTTCAACGATGAATCCGATACTTCCAACACAATTTCTTTCTTGCCATCAGCTTTAAGATTCACTTTCTTTAATGTTGGTTTGAATTCGATATATGACATATGATCCGCTCCCTTTATCTCGCTTGTTTTAGTTTTTTCTCTTCACGTTTTAATTTGTTGTACTCCTCTAGTGTGATAAAGCCACCGTATTTCTTCACATGCTTTAGCAAGATAAGTTGTAAATGCGGGTATCTGTATTCGAACATCTTTCTTTTCACCGCGAATGTTTCCGTAATCATGCCTTTTATATCAACGACTTCCACATCACCATTTGGCAAATAAACCATGAAGTCTGCACTATATGTAATTGCCACAAATTTTTTACCATTCTTTATAAATGCGGGTTGCAAATTGAATCTTGGTTGTAATTCAAAACTTGTAATCTCGCCTGCAGCTTGCCGGACTTTTAAACCCGAGTAATAATCCCCTTCAGCTTTACTATCGAATACATGGCCGTCTAGCTTAACATTTTTATTGTTATATTTACTCATTGTTTTTCTCTTTTGCTTTACTGATTAACTGAGTAATTTCATAGACACCATTTATTAAATATTCCATGTTTCTTCACCCCTTGAATATTTTTTAAATAAATATACATACTATTTTCAAGCCGTCGTATCCACGGCTACTACCTCTTTTTTTATTACAGCAGAAGCAGGTAGGTTCTTTACTTATCTGCTTTCCCTGTATAATTTTCGAAATACTGAAAATACTTATAACAAGCTGTTAGAACTAGCAGCTTCACTCTTCTCGCAATGGGAATGCAATCGTTCAAGGTTGGCTAACTCATTCAACGCACTGGCAGACAATCGAAAATGTTGTCTGCTTTTTGTATGGGATTTTTTATTTTACATATACTAGTTGTGAGCCTGTTACCAATGCAAGCCATTTGGTGTTTTGAATTCCGACTAAGCTTTTTTGTTGCATAGATTACATCTTTGACAACAATGTTTTAAAACACGTTTTCTGGTTATTCGTAGTTCTAATCCAGAATAATTTTTCTCCTATAAAGGACAGCAGGTACGACTGCTTGTCCTTTTTTACTTATATCGCATACTCTCCCTTCTGATAGCTACGGACTACATTCCCCTCATCATCGTAGTATGCAATTTCCCAATATGGATGGCAGTTATGCTTCTCTATTTCCCCATCAAACAGAACAAACAAATTAGTTTTCCAGTTTCCAACGATCGTCCCCCACATGCCAGCTACATTTACTCGCATACCCAAGTAAGCAAAATGTAAATTTCGGAAGTTTTGCATTTTCTTAAAAGCACCTTCTGTACTGTACATCTGCTTGATATCAAATACCCCTTCGTTTTCGCACTTTACAAACTTCATAAATTCCGCCATCGACATTGTTAAAAATTTTGTTCTGAATTGCTGCCAGTAAAGGAATTTTGCTTTGCTTTCAGTTTCCGCAACCACAACTCTCTCATTTGGCCAATGTTCGAAAATGGTAGTGAGTTTGAACTTGTAACGCATCGTCATCTTAATAGCTCCCCCTTATTTCGTAATCAACTGGCTGTTTTCTCAGCCGACACGTTGCTCATGCAGTAACTCTCTTTTCCATCTTTCAAACTTTTGTAACCAAGCATCCCAATTTTCTTTTTGTGTAGCTTCTTGCTGAATTGCTACTTCACAAGTACAGCCTTCGATCGTTATCATCCCAGGATAAATTTCTTTATGAATTACGCCGATGTTACTGCATGTAATGCACATTTCATTCACTCCTTCTCACGATAATCTTCGCCTTCTACAGCGATTAGGTAATGTTTACTCATACCAAACAATCTACTCTTTGCTGCAAAGCCTATCTTTTCTGGTAAGGTTTCATCATCTTCATTAGAGCTATATAAAATCGGTAAATTATGGCGATACCGAAAATCAATAATTTGATAGTAGAGATTCTCTTTCGCTTCCGACCATTTTGATTTACCTAAGTCATCCCATATAAGGACCTCTACTTGTTTTGCGTGATTCAGCAATTTATTAAATTCTTTCTTATCATCGTTCATCATCTTAGCTGCGATTAAATCATCCATGAAAGTTCCGTCCGATATAAGCAATACACTATAACCCTGTTTCATGAGGTACTTTGCTGCAGCTACTTGCAAATGTGTTTTACCGAGTCCAAAACTATTGTGTTCTCGTTTCGCTTTTGCTCGCTTTGCTGGTTCCAGTTGTTTAATCCGGAGTTCACCAAACGTTGCGATAAAACCTAAGCTATTTTGTTTTGTTGCCTTTATTTCTTTAAAGCTCTGCAAATATTTCCCCATTGTGCTATACAGAAGCTTTTGTTCTTGTGTTTCTCGCTTATATGAATCAAACCGAGCATCCGTAAATTCTTCTGGAATCATTGCTTTTTTTAATCTACGCTCTAATACTCGTTGCGCTTTACATTCACAATCCTTTTGCATTGCCACTCGCATACCAAATTGATTAACTTCTTCATAAAAAATCACTTCTGAATCCTGACACTTTATACATCTATACTCGTTTAATGAAGCTTGGCATGTTACGTTCTCGGCTTGCAATTTCCTCTTCATAATTTCTGCCCGTTCTAAAACCTCTGCCAGAGCGTCCCCGACGTGTTGCATTCCCTACACCACCTCTTTGATTTTTATAATCCTCATCTAGCTTGATTACATCTGCCATTGTTTTTACGTTACTTTTTTGCCAGCTCATTAAAATCTTTCGAATATACGCCCATCGTGGAGCATTTTCATCAATCGCTTTATCGACAGCTCTTTTTACTAATTCACTACCAAACAAATCACAAAACTCTCCTAACTCCTGCTCTGCAACTACACTTAATGGAATGTTACTTTTCATTAGGTGTTCTAAGCTATTTTTAAACTGTAGATCAATTAACGGGTGATGGTTATCATCATCTATATTTGTAGTAATCTCTGTAGTAATCTCTGTATTTGTCCTTACTTCTAAGTTAGGAGGGTCATTACTTTCAAGTAAGGAGGGTGGTGACTTTGAAGTTAGAGGGTGGGGTACTTCTAAGTCACCAGGGTCTTCATTAACTTGTTGATACATAGTAGATATTTTCTTTATTGCTGATGCTACTGGCTCAACAAACATCACATTATTCAAAACTTTTCCCTCTACATGGATAGTACGAAATTCAATATTGATAAGAATCATCTCTGTTAACAAATCGCATGCTCTTTTTACCTGTAATTTTGTAAAACCAAAGGTATCTGCTAATTGCTGATAGTTCTTTTGTAATTTATCAGCCTTGAATTTTTTCTTATAAGTGATTTTCCCATTTATTTCATCACGTATAACCGTAGGCCTGTACCAGTAAACAATTTCACTTAAAACCATAATAGCTACAATATGTGGCTTCCCATTATTGAAAGTGATGTGATTAAACCATTCATGATCTACCACATTTCCCTTTAGGTTTAATCCTCCAATTTCAGATACAGCATTACCCATACCGTCTACCTCCTTGTGCAAATCGCGATGTAAGACTCATTTTCCTTAATGACTTTCTCTATCCGATAACCTGGATAGCTCTGGTGTATATAACATACAATCGTCTGTTTCAAATCATCTTTTGAATGTACTTTCTCCCACAACTTACGAGAGAGAAACACTTTGGATTTGTTACTCACCTTCAATCACGACATCACCTTTTCCGTCTTCTTCAGTTGGTTGTTCCACTTCAATTGGATCAGCTTCAATGAATTCCGGTTCTTCTGTAATATCTTTGCGAACCACTTCGTCATGCTGCGCTTGTGATTGAACCTCGATACTAATTGGTAGATATTTAAACATATAACGAACCACTGTTTTCTTCGCCATTTCTTCATAGTCGGTCTTCCACGGACTATAGTTGGAATTCGCTGAAGCTGAACGACCTCGACGTTTTTCAATTTCATCCTTCGGCATAAATTCCATTTGGTGCCCACCATCCTTGAAATGAGCTACTGCATACGCTCCAATAAACTCGCCACGATCACCGAATGATGGTTTGTGCTTCAGTTGAGGGTGTAGACCTAACTCGTATTCAAACTCATCATTTTCGCACACCGCATGTGCATAAATACTTTGAATGTGCCCAGAACGTCTTGCTAAATCAATCATCCCTTTATATCCAATAATGAAAGTCGCTTCACTCTTATAAGGTAAGATGTAGCAATGGCCTAGTAATCCGGGTTCAAGCCCTAACTGTACTGCTTGCATTACAGCTCCCATCAGTGATGGTACTTTGCATTCAAGTAACTTTGGATTTGTGCGAATTGTTGTTAGTGCAATACGGCTCATACGATCCATGCTCATATGCTTTGGTAATACTTCCGCAAAACGTGGAGCCATCTTCTTCATATACGCTTCCACTGTTTGTTCAGGTGTTACAGATGCGCTTGTTTTACGATTTGCTAATTGATTTTTAACCTCTTGATTAGTTGCCATTGTTTATTTCCTCCCTTATTTAACCGTAAATTTTCTTGATTGAGATTCTTTAGCATACTGCTCATATAAATCAGGATGTTCCGCTTTAAATCGCTTGCTGTCAAAACGATTTGTTGTGTATGACTTCCAATAAACTTTGTAATTCTCAGTTCTACCAGCTTCATTTGTACCGAGCTTTGCTTTGATTTTGTTTTCGTATTCTGCCTTTTGTTCTTGGAGTATTTTAATTTCTCGGTCTACTTGATCGCGAGCTTCAATTAATAGTTCTTCTTGCTTCCCTAAACTTACAAAGCTGTCCGCAATAGATTCTGGATATAAATGTTTAAGTAATTCTGTTGATGCATCCGAGCCATCAAACATCGGTGGTTCATTCTTCTCAACATTGTTAAGCCAAAAATCTTTTTCAATATCAATAAGATACTGAATCAATTCTTCATCGCGTTCGATTCTTTTATGAACAAACTTGTTACCACCAATAAGTACTGCAACCCACCATGCTTCATAGCCAGTTACGGCCATGTAATGTTGGCATTGTAGAAGATAAGCGGTTGGAACTTCTTCATCTTCCCACTCCTTTTTTAAATATTCCGACGCCGTTTTGCATTCGAGACCAATCTTCTCACCGACAATTAATCGATCCACATTGGCTAACATCCACGGATATTCAGGATGCTGAAGGATTGCATTCCTGCGTTGAACCTTTAAATTTGTACGCTTGGAAAATTCCTTCGCAACTACCCCTTCCAAAACATTACCGAAGTATGCCGCTTCACTTTGTATATCTTCCTTTTTAATCGTTTGTGTTTTTTCAAGGAATACTTGAACTGTTGATTTCCATTTATTTAAACCTGCGATTGCAGAAACATCTGAGCCACCAATACCTTGTGTACGTGCTTGCAACCACTGAATGTGGTCCATGTTGAGTGTATTAACCAATACTTTTGCTTGCATGTTTTAACCACTCACTTTCTGTGATATACTAATTTCAACTTAAATTTTCAAATGGACGCCTGCTGCAACAGGTGTCTTTTATTGCCCTGAATGCTTCTGTAACAATTCCAACGCTTCATTAATGCTCCCATTTAAATCCTCAGAATCAGCATCTTCCGGACACTTTTGTAAAATCAGTACCACTCGACTTATGACATCTTGTAATTTTTCGACATCGATAGTAGTTGTAATAATTCCCTCTTGCTCTTGCGGATCGGCTTTCCCGTAACCGTTTTGCATTACCATTGGATTTTCTAGCATCTAACTCACCTCCCCTGAAAGAGTTATGTAATGAGCTCTTTCTACCACATCTGCGTTAATGCCCTGGCTTTTTAACCGCTGAATTACTTTAAGGATGTTTTTACGATCCCTTTCGCGTTCTGTTTCATGCTTTTCTTTCTCTCGATATAGTGTTGCAAGCTCCCTTCTTGCCAAACGTGCTTCCTTAATCCATTTGCATAATGAATGTTCATCATGATTCTTTAATGCTTCAATTTGTTTATTTTCACAGTGTTTTAAAAACTCATCTAACACTTGTTTCTTTTTCATGTCTTTTGCTAAAACTGGTGCTTTATTCATGCTCTTTTCCCCCTTCGTAATTGTTTATTTTCTTACTCCAACCGTTCGTTCTCGTTGATAAGTTTTTCAATAAAAGTACCTAAAATTACTACAACACCCACAAATAAGACAATAGCAATTGCTACCATACAAAGACTGAATGTATTTTCAACCAATGCTGGATTCATATATTACCTCCTATACGACTTTTTCAGCTTGTCTTTCTATCCACTCATAAAATTTATGAGTAATGATCATCCACCGCTTACCTTCTCTAAAAGCCGGGAAGCCATCAGTTTTAACAATTTCATACATTCTGTTCTTACCGACACCCAGAACCTCCATCGCTTCTTCCAATGTAAGTAATGGCTTTTGGTTAACAACTTGTGACTGTTGGTGTTGAAGAAGTTCTACTAATGGTTGGATTGCTTTTGTTACCGCTTGTTGAATTTGTTCTTCGATGGTCATTTCCTTTCACTCCTCTCCATTTAACTTATCCTCAGGTTAAGTTAAAGACAAAAAATTTTAATTACATCAAGTTTAACCTTAAGAAACTCAGCAATTTTTACAATTAAATCATAATAAGGACGACGCTTTCCGTTTTCTATATACCAATAGTACACTTCAGTAATACCAACGGCTTCAGCTACTTCCTTACAGGTATATCCCTGTTCTACACGTAGCTGCTTTAGAGTTTTCATATATAACTCCTCTCTTCCGTTTTTGATGTTAAGTACATATTAACTTAACTAAAAGTTAAGTTCAAGCGTTTTATAAAACTTTTTTTAAAAATTTTATCTTCCCACTTAACTGATAGTTAATATATAATGACAGTGTGGTATTACTACAGTAATACTGTAATAAAGAAGAAATAATTTCATATAAAGTAGATAAAATAAACTTGGGGTGTTTTTTATTATGTTTAGTCATGAAAGGTTAAAATCACTAATTGATAAAAGAGGGATTTCACAACAACAATTAGCCGATGCAATTGGTGTTAGTCATGTTTCTGTTTATAACTATGTTGAAGGAAAAAAACAACCAGGTACTCGTACACTTCAAAAGATAGCTAATTTTTTGAAAGTCACTACTGATTTTTTATTAGGCTTATCTGATTCACCAGATTTAACAGCAGACAAAGATCTACAACTTACAAAAGAAGCCCAAGAAATTCTTCAAATCATTAATGAATTACCTGAAGAAAAACGAAAGAAAGCATTAGAACAACTAGAAATGTTTGTAAATTACGAAAAGGCTAAAGAGAATATTTAGCGAAAAAGGACTATCCGATGATTAGATAGTCTTTTTATATTGCTTTTTCTATTTTCAATTCATCCAAACATATAGAGAGTAACGTCTCTTTCGGTTTATCCTCTTCTTGTAAAAGTAATAGCGCTTGTTTTATCAACTTAACTTCCCTTTCTGTACTCTTCATCTTCTCCTATCCCCTTATAACTTTTTGTTATTTTTTCACAAAAATTTCTTTTTTGTATATACACCTAAAAAGGAAATTCCCCCTAAAAATACAAATGACACCGCTAATTAAGACGATGTCATTTTAAATATATATGTAAATTTTAATTACGTACCTTACCAACCACCACCAGGATCAACCATCATATGTTGAACTGTAGGTTTTGAAGTATTTATACTAGGTTTTTCTTTCGCAGAATCAGTGTTAACAACTAGTGTAGCAGCTAATATTAGTGCAGGAATAATCGTAATTATTTTTTTCATCTTTTCACCTCTTCCCAATGTTAATTATATCAATTATTCAAATTAAACCCAAGTGAATTTTCGGTAAATTCGAATAAAAGATATTTCCTGACTTTTGACACATTAAAAGAGATTGCTTCATTAACTCTTCTTTTTTATTTCCCTCATATGTTAAAGCTAAATATGCTGTCTGTATATCTGTTAATTCACCAGTAGAATTTTTTATTTGGTTCAATAATTCCCTAGCTTCTATGTTATTACCTTTTTTAATCATTAAATATGCCATCTCACTTGGGTGCACAACATCTAAATCACTAATTTCTTTATCATGATGAATCTTTAAAAATGATAATGTATGCTGCACCATTTCTTTCTTTTTCGCTACGCCATCAATCTTTCTATCACCAATCACTTGTATAGTCTTTTCTAAATAATATTTTGATTTCTCGTATTCACTCTCTGAGAAAACATATGATTCCCCTAACTTTAAGTACGCATTTACCTTTGGAAAAGAAAAAAAGTTATCCCATTTAAGTTCATCTAATAATTCAAAAGAAACCCTCCTTGCTTCATCTACTTCTCCACCCTGTAATGAAGTGACAGCAATTGCCTCTTTAAATCTTAATTTGAAACATTCTCGTATGTGTTTATTATTGATATTATCAATTTTAGTTTCAAGCAACTTCAATCGTTCATTTAAAGCAATATAATTTCCTGATTGATACTGCGCTTGACATAATAAAATTTCAGTCAAGACTTCCATCTCCGATGTCTTTACTGATTTATTTTCTAAGTGTAAAGCTTGGTGATATTGCAATGCATTTAATTCACCAATATACCTTTTAAAAATAATCCGATAAACGTTTGCGAATTCCCTATTTTCTGAAACATTAGACTGTAATTCATTATTAATAATTTCAATTAGAAGATCAAACTTGCCTCTTAAAGCTAGATCTTCCATTGCTTCACGTAAGTTTTCTACTTTTGGTTTTGTTACATGAATATAATCTTTTAACATTTTTTCTTGTACCTGTATACCTTTATTTAATAAAATGACTGTTTTAGAAAGAAAACCATAACTCATATCTATGTTACCTCTAAATATTTTTGTAACCGTGCTTGGCTTAACACCCCAATAACTTGCTAGTTTGTTTTTTCTTATTCCAGCTATACATAATTCTTTTTCGATCTTATTTAGAGTTTCCCACATGTTTTGTCCCCCTTATCGGAACAAGACACACTTCCCTATCATGAAAACGCACCTTAATGATGAATTACATCTAAAAGCTGTGTTATACTAGCCGTATTCGTTACGTATAATCGTAACAACAAGGGCTCATGGCAAATGTTTTCCCTACTACACTAGGGTGAACGGTGTAAAGTGTTCCCAGCACATTTACACACGCTATGGGTCTTTTTTGTTCCATTTGATTTATTAAAATCAGTTTATCATAAGATTACGAATTCTAATTCCATTTAAAGTAAAATCATATTGAGAAAGTTTTTTCAAAAGAGATAATTGCATCCCATCGCAATTATTACATAGACAAATAATGATTAGATTTTAGAAAACAATTATCCAGTCACAATGGTATAAAATAATAACGTTCTACTACATGAAATCGAGGGTTATTTGACTCTCTTTTTTTATTTCTTTCGACAAAACATGACAAAATAATCAGATTACCTCTGTTATGATTACTGAGGCAATCTTACATTTACACAATTTGAAACGAGGTTTATTTAATGCAAAATTTAATGACAATTTTCACCCTTGCTGCAATCGTATGTTTAATACTATTAATTATTGCAGTATTTCGAAAGAAGAACAAAAAAAAACTTTTATTCTCAATGATTTCTTGCCTTATTCTAGCATTTATTTTTAGTGCTCTTTCTCCCAAAACAGATGCAACGAAGGAAAAGGACCTAAAAGCTACTTCGGCTGAAGCAAAAAAAGAACAACCAAAACAATCTAAAGAAGAACCTAAGAAAGAAGAAATGAAAAAAGAACAGCCTAAAGAAGAAAAAACTCAGCAAGAGCCTGTAAAAGAAGAGCAAAAAGAAGTTAAAAACACAGATAAAACTACATATGAGCAGGAAATGAAGCCTAAAATTGATGCAATGATTAATGAATATGATACTATTTGGGATGAACATTGGAAGCCTGTATGGACTGAATTAAGCGGCAATCCAAGTGCCATGAATCCTAGCGAGTTGAAAGAAAAAATGGATATACTTGATACAAAATATACAGAGCTCTCTAAAAAGATAGTTAATTTTAAAGACGCAGACAAGCTAAGTGATGCTACTCTTAAAGAGAAAATCAATAATTTTAGAAATGAATTTGTCTTAGCTTCTGGCTATAGAGGTAACGCAGCTAGATCTATTAACCAAGGAATTAAGGGTTTAGCTCCAATGAAGGATAGAATGAATGAAGCTACAAAATCTGTTAAACTTTCAGATGAAAAACTTATTAAAGCTCTAGCTAACCTAACTACGGCCGAAGCAAGTATAGGGATAAATAGAAAGTAAGGTTTATATTTCGTAATAAAAAGGACACTCATTTGAGTGTCCTTTTTATTACATATAGGTTCCAAGGTCTTTTAATTAATTGTATTTATTTTACTTTTCTATTCTTACGATAAATGATATCTTCTTCTATCCTTTTAATTATCCCATCGAATCCTGTAAATAAACTATCTGAGCCATAACCAAATTTTATAATTAAATCATAAAGTTCAAATGCTTTAGACTCAGGAATATAAAATTTAAATATAAGTGGCTCATCATCTTGCCCTATTAGCCTACATCCTTATTCACCTTAAAGGCAGCGATGCCATGGAATTTTTTGTGTTCTACTGAATCAGCAAGTCTAAATCTACTTGGATGTTCGTATGAACCTATCTCAACTCTATTTTTTATAAAGCTATTTTCATTGCATCTAAAATATTCTATTTCTACCGTAGCCCGTGGAAATTTCCCCTCTAAATAAATTAAAGGCACACTATAACTTCCTTCAGGTGGTAGATATTGAATACTTATTTCTTTTTCATCCGACACAAAAACTTCTTGATGATGAGCTTCTATATCACCCTGATCAATTCCATAAGTAATTTCAGTATAATAAATATTAATTCTATACTTTAATTTTACATTAGTCGCTGGAAAATCACCTGTATTTTTGATATTAAGACTCCACTTTTTTCTACTATGATGAAAATCCTCATGTGGAAAGCCCTCTCCCTCAAACTTTAAACCACGAAATGCTTCATAATTATATAAATCGTATCTACGGTCATTTATTATTTCCTCTTCACTCTGGATTTTTGAAATAACATAGAGCCTCGTATCCAATGATTTTTTATACACCTTATATGTAAGAAAAACCAAAACCGCCGAAAGCAAAGTTCCTAATGCTGATATAAGAGCAATTAGACTAGCTGTATCCATAATAATAAATCTCCTCTTCCCTATTATACAAATAAACGTTTCTATTTAATTCCTTTATTATAATATAATTCCACTATATATATCCAGAACATTATAAACAGAATTTGTTCATATATGGTAAAATATATCCATCGCTGATATGTCCAAACATGTAATTTTCATAGCAATAAAATTACAACTAGACTTACACAACATGATTCAATATGAGATGAAGGAGTGTATACATTGAAAGGACATATTCGAAAAAGAGGAACAAAGTGGTCAATAATCATTGATATCGGCCCTGATCCAGAGACAGGGAAACGAAGACAAAAATGGTTTTCTGGATATAAGACAAAAAAAGAAGCGCAAGCCGACATGGCTAAAAGAATCGTAGAAATAGAAGAAGGCTCATATATTGAGCCCATAAAAATGAGAGTACGTGAGTTTTTCCTTCAATATCTTGAAGCTAGGAAGATAAACCTTCGAGAAACCACGTACTACAACTATCGAAAACATATTAACAATCATATTATACCAAAATTAGGAAACATTCCAATGCAAAAGTTAAAAGGTGTGGATCTTGAAAAGTTCTATGGTGATTTATCTGAATCTATGAAGCCTGTTACAGTTCGAAGTATACATCAAATTGTTCGTACAGCTTTAGCCTATGCCGTACGTCATGAGATTGTAAAAAGGAATGTTGCTGACGTAATTAGCCCTCCTACTGCTGGTGCTGATGCAAAAACGGTAAATACATGGACTGAGGCAGAAGTTCTTCGCTTTTTAGAACACGCTAAAGAAAGCCGTTATTACATTGCTTATCTTCTCGCAATTACATGTGGCATGCGCAAAGGTGAAATTTTAGGGCTTCAATGGAAAGATATTGATTTTGAGAGACGGACCTTATCTATTAATCGTTCCCTCTCACATATAACCAAGGAATTTCACGAACCTAAAACATCTACAGGAAAAAGATTAATTGTTTTGCCTGAAATTACTTTACAGGCACTTCAAGAACATCTTCAGAAAATAAATGAAGAAAAACTACGGTATGAAGATGGATATAATGATTATGATTTAGTTTGTCCAACCTATAATGGTAACCCCTGCAATTTCAGAAGTTTGACACAGCTCTGGAAAAAGCTTATAAAGAAAAGTGAGGTTCCTGATATTCGTTTCCATGATTTAAGGCATACCCATGCAACATTAATGTTGAAACAAGGTATTCACCCGAAGATTGTCAGTGAACGATTAGGACATAAAAGAGTAGGCATCACATTAGACACCTACTCACATGTTGTACCAGGCCTACAAGAAAAAGCAGTCGAAGATTTTGCAAACAATCTATTTCAAAAACACTAA